CCCTCCTTTCCGCGAGCACGAAATTGGGCGATTCCGGGTCGCCGCGGGAGCCGCGAAAAGCCCTCCGCAACGCTAGCGGGGCGGCGGCGGCAACGCTAAATCTCACGCCAGAGGTAACCTCGTGCCCGTAGAGATACGCGACGGCGCGAGGAGGCGAGAGGGCCAGTGATACGGAAATGCGAGGTGTGCGGGCGGGACTTCGCCGCCAGGCGCAGCACGGCCCGCTACTGCTCGCCCACCTGCCGGTCTCGGGCGCACCGGGGGTACCCGTGCCCGCCGAGTAAGGCCCCGGCGACGCCGGCGCCGGGCGCGCTCATGACCACCGACGAGGTGGTGGGCGTCGTGGAGCGGGCCCACGAGTCGGCCGCCGACTTGTCGCGGGCGTCGCTTCTGACCCCCTCTCCTCTGTGCCTGTCGCTCGCGGCGGCGGCCACGAAGATCGAGGACGCCCTTAGAAGCGAGGGCCTATGAAGGGCCGGATGCCGCAGGACGGCGCCATCCGGCGCGGGCTTAAGGACCGATACGGGCTCGCCGAGGAGCGACGCGGCGTGGCCATGCCGCCGGAGGTCGCCTCAGACCTCGTGCAGAGCGAGATATGGTCGCTCATCGCGCCGCCGGTCAACAACTTCACCGAGGCGGACATCCCGACGCTTAAGCTCCTGGTCTACTGGCACGCGCTCGCCGCCCAGGTGCAGCAGGACATGGCCGGCGAGTACGGCACCATCCGCGCCCTGGAGCAGGTCGGCGAGAAGGGCGGCGAGGACGGCGAGCCGGGGACGCCGGTGACGAGAAAGCACCCGGGCGTGGCGGTGCTCAAGACCTGCTCGACGGAGATCCGCGCGCTGTCGGATCAGCTGGGGCTGTCGCCCCTGGCCCGATCGCGCATCGGGCTCATGGACGCCGTTACCGTGAAGACCGCCGCCGACACCGCCGCCATGTTCCAGTCCATCGACGCGGCCTACGCGAAGTACCTGCCGGGCGGCGATGCCGAGGTGGTGGAGGTCGAGGATGTATAGGACCCCCACCGAGTACAGCTACGACGGGCTGGTGATGGCGCGCGACTACGAGCGCTGCATGCGCTCGATGTGCAAGCACGTCGCCAACGACGAATACTATGGGATGCCGTTCGAGCTTGAGGATTTCCAGCGCGAGAACATCTGGCTGCCCCTGTTCGCCTGCGGCGAGGTCCGCGGCGGCCGGTGGCGGCGCACCTACCGCCGCGCCATCATCGGTCTTCCGTCCGGGTACGGCAAGACCGAGATGGCGGCCGCCATCGTGCTTACCGTGGCGACCATGGAGGTGCGCCACAACGGCCAGTACGGCGTGGTGGCGTCGTCGAAGGACCAGGTGAAGAACCTGTTCGAAAAAATAACCACCATGATCAAGCTGAACGACACGTGGTCGAAGCAGTGGAAGGTGGATTCGAACCTCATCACGCATCGTGAGACCGGGGCCCGCATCATGGTGCTCCCGAACAGCGCCGACGCCCTGGAGTCATGGCATTTCAATGTGCTCGTGTTCGACGAGATGCACGTCTACAAGGACAGCAAGGTGTGGGACGCCGGGCTCAAGGGCCAGAAGTCTATCGCGAAGACCAACCCGCTCGCCATCGGCATCACCACGGCCGCCGATGCCCAGGAGGGCTTCCTGTGGGACGTGCTGGAGAAGGCCGACAAGGATCCCGGCATGTACGTCTACTGGCTGGGCCTCGACGAGAAGGACGACATCGACGACCCGAGGGCGTGGGAGAAGCTCATGGTCGCGTCCTGGATCGACTGGGAGTCCATCGAGGACCAGCGAAACACGGCGACGAGCAAGCGATCCTTCGAGCGCTACACCGCGAACCGGTTCCCGGGGAAGAAGGACGAGTACAGCTGCTTCTCGGCGCGCCAGCTTAACGCCCTCGTCCGGCGCAAGAACGATTTCGATTTCAGCCGTGCCTACACGCTCGGCATCGACGGCGCCACCTCCGGCGACTGCTACGCCATCGTCGCCTACCAGAAGCGCACCGACGAGAAGGGGAAGAGCTACTCGTGCACCAAGGAATGGGTGTTCGACACGCCCGACGAGGACACCGGGCACTACCCGCTCAACCAGATCATGCAGCTCGTGGCGGGGCTCTGCCAGAAGCACTGGCCCGAGGTGGTGGCCATCGACCCCAACCGCATGATCGTGATGGACTCGCAGCTGCGGGACACCTACGGCATCGAGACCACGGCCTTCGGCCAGAACAACGCCACCATGTGCCAGGCGACGGCCATCGTCCAGCACCTGGTGAAGAGCAAGGAGCTGCGCCTCAAGAAGTGCCCGAAGCTCAAGCAGCACCTTGCAAACTGCATCGAGGAGGATCGCGAGCCCTACGGCACGCGCTTCGGCAAGGACTCGAAGAAGAGGAAGATCGACGCCGCCATCGCCCTGGCGATCGCGTCTCTGGCCTGGGACAAGCTGGTGGCGGGCAGGGAGCACTACGTCCCGCTGAACGACTGATCTCACGCGGGGGGTAGGATTCTCGCGACGCAAAGGAGGAAGACTTGGGCCGCATCATGGATTTCATAACGGGGGCCGACCTCAAGCCCGGCTACCGGGCAGAGGCGCAGCCGTCGGCAGAGCCGCAGCCGTCGGCAGAGCCGCAGCCGGCACCGGACGAGGGGCCCCGCATCGTCACCGTCGGCGAGATCGGGGGCGTCGGCCTTCCCACCGTGGCCGGCTACGGCGCGCTCATGTCGGTGGACTACATGGCCTGCGAGCAGACCAAGGCGCGATCGCTCTCGTCGCTGCCGTTCTCGGTGGTGTCCCGCTCCGGGCAGTGGGAGTCGTTCCCCGACCATCCCCTGGCGGTGCTCTTCAACGGCATGGCCAACGAGGAGATGACCGCGGCGCAGTTCATGTCGTGGCACCGGCTGCGCTGCGACACCTTCGGCACCGCCTACTGGCGCATCGAGTGGTGGCATGGCAGGCCCGTGGCCGTGTGGCCCGTGCTGTGCGGGGTGTTCCGCGACTTCGACCGGTCGCGCCCGGAGGGCCGGCGCACCGTCTTCGAGCTTTCCGGCGACAAGTACAACCCGACGGGGCGCTACTTCGCGGACGAGGTGGTGTCCGTGACGACCCATGTCACGAAGACCGGCACCAAGGGCGAGTCCCTGGCGCGCCTGGCCGCCAAGCAGATCGGCCTCTCGGTCGACCTGGAGCGCTTCTACCAGTCGATGCTCGACAACGGCAACCATCAGCTGGGGCACGTCGAGATTCCCGAGGGACACCACGTGAGCGAGCAGGAGAAGACCGACCTCAAGGAGGCCATCGCCCGCAAGCGCGGCGTGGGGGAGGCGGGCAAGGCGCCCATCTTCTCGGCCGGCGCCAAGTGGGTGACCGACCAGCAGACCATGAGGGACGCCTCGCTCATCGAGCAGCAGACGTGGATCCTGCACCAGGTATGCCGGGCCTGCAACGTGCCGCCGTGGAAGGTGTACGACAAGACGGGCACCACCTACCAGGGGAGCCAGCAGTCCAACATCGACTACGTGACCGACACGATCGTGCCCGACGCGCGCGCCATCGAGCTCGCGCTGCGGCCGGTGCTCGACTCCATGGGAGACCGGGACAAGGCGGCCAAGCTCAACGTGAAGGGGCTCATGCGGGGCGACGACCGGTCCCGCTCCCAGTACTTCCGCGAGATGGCCTACCTCGGGGCCTACACGCCGCGGCGCATCTGCGAGCTGGAGGACGTGGATCCGACCGGGGTGCTTGACAAGCCGCTCTTCCCGCTGAACTACGGCACCGTCGAGGAGGACGGCAGCGTGACCGTGTACTCGCACGCCGCCAAGGCCCCGGGAGACGGGAGCCAGACCGGAGTGACCGACAAAGGAGACATGAATGTTCGAGGTTAAGAACGAGGGCCAGAGGGCCACGGTGTACATCTACGGGACCATCGGGGACGACTGGTGGTGCCCCGAGGACGCCAACCGCGCGAAGGACTTCTCCCAGACGCTGGACGAGCTGTCGCCGAAGCCGCTGGACATCCGCATCGACAGCTGCGGCGGCGACGTCTACGAGGGCTTCGCCATCGCCGGGGCCATCGCCCGCTACGAGGGGGAGACCGTCGCGCACGTCGACGGCATCGCCGCCTCCGCCGCGAGCTACATCGCCCTCATGGCGGACCGCGTGTCGATGAGCGACTACGCATTCCTGATGATCCACAACGCCTGGACGTGCTGCCAGGGCAACCGCGACGAGCTGCGCACCACGGCCGACCGCCTAGAGGGCATCGACGGCTCCATCGCGCAGATCATCGCATCGCGCTCCGGGATGGCCGTCGAGGACGTCGCCCAGGCGATGTCCGCCGAGACGTGGTACACCGCCGAGGGGGCGATGGAGGCGGGGCTGTGCGACGAGGTGGTGGAGACCGATGAGCGCGTGGCCGCCAGGATCGAGCCGGCGATGGCCGCCCGGTTCCTGAACGTGCCCGAGAGCGTGTACGCGTCGGGGCGCCGTCCCGAGACGGACGCCGCCGCCCCGCCGGCGGCTGGCGGCGCGCAGGGAGAAAACGCCACTGAAGTGGTAGAACCCGGCAAATCTCACGCCGGGGGTAACATGATCGGCACCGAGTCCGAGGGCAAGGCGATCGTTCTCGGCAACCGCGTATACCGCCGAAAGGAGAATTGATGTTCTACAACAGCAAAGAGCTCTGGGCAGAGCGCAACAAGCTCGTCGAGAACCAGCGCGCCCTCATGGACGAGGACAAGGTGGACGAGGCCCGCATCGTAGAGGGACAGATCAAGCAGATCGACCTCACGCTGGAGCACGTGCTGGACGAGGAGGAGAAGCTGCGCAGCAGCGCGAGCATCCAGAAGACACCGCGCGCGAGCTTCGCCGAGCAGATCCTCGGAGCCCGCGACGAGTTCCGCGGCCTCGAGGTCGGCTTCCGCGCCGAGGGCGACCCGACCGTGACCACCGTCACCGCGCCGACCGAGACCGAGCTGACCATCCCCGGCAAGCGACCGGCCCTGCTCAACAACTTCGCCGCGACGCTCGGCTCCGCCGAGGCCGCCGGCGACGTCGAGTTCAAGCAGCGATCGACCCAGTACGGCGAGCCGGGCACGTGGGGCGGCGTCACCAACGGGACGTCGGCGACCAAGAGCAAGGTCGTCTACACCTGGAAGACCGCCAAGGCCCTCAAGGAGACCATCGCCGGCTACGTGCCGGTGTCCAAGGACACGCTGAAGGACTACGCCGAGCTGGCGACCATCATCGAGAACGACCTCATCCTGGACGTGAACGAGAAGGAGAACGGCAAGTTCCTCACCGGCAACAACTCGACCGGCATCGTCGGCATCCTGAACACCGCGGGCATCCTCGTCTACACCACGGCCTCGGCGGCGCTGTACTACGAGGCCATCCGCATCATGCGCAACAAGGTCATGAAGGAGGCCCGCCGAGTCCCCACCCACGTCTGCCTGAACCCGGACATCAAGGCGGCCATCGACCTGTACAAGACCGAGACGGGCCTCTACCAGTTCCTGGGGGACAACGTGCTCTGGGGAATGGAGGTCGTGGAGGACTTCGACTGCGACGGCATCCTGGTGTACGACGCGACCTGCGCCCGCAAGCGCCCCGTCCACACCATGAGCGTGGAAGTCGGATACGTGAACGCCCAGTTCATCCAGAACGAGCTGTCCATCCTGGCCGAGAAGACCACGGCCCTGCAGGTCACCTACCCCGACGCCTTCTGCTACGCGTCGAAGACCGACCTCGACAAGGCACCGACCGCCGCGACGACCCCGACCACCCCGTCGCAGGGCGACTCCGGCAAGCAGCAGTAAGGGGGCCATCATGTTCACGTGTCCAGAGCGCGTCATCCGCGACGGGAAGCTCGTGTGCTTCGCCGGACAGGTCATGAGTGAAGAAGAGGCCGAGGCGCTGGGGCTCGCCGGCGCCCCGGCCTCCCCCGAGGCGCCGGCGGCGCCGAAGGAGCCGACCGCGGCCGAGATCAAGGCCGAGCTCGAAGCCCTAGGCGTTTCCTACGACAAGAAGGCAAAGAAGGCCGACCTGAAGGAGCTGCTGGCGGATGCCAAGGCCGCCCCCGCCCCGGAGGGCGATCAGAGCGACGATGACGCCGCCGGCGATGAGCCTGGCTCCGAAGAAGAGGCCGGCGACGGGGGAGACGAGTAGCCATGCTCGTCATGCCGGGAGAGACGGTGCGCATCGCGAACGACGAGAGGGTGTCGCTGGGGCTTGACGCGGACGTCGAGGCGCGCAGCGTCCGGCTCACGCCGCGCTTCGGCGACGTTGCCGAAATCGAGGCGGGAGAGGACGGGCTTTTCCCGTTTCCCACGTTCCCCTGCCCCAACGAAGTAGGCATCGAGTGGCTGTCAAGCTCCGGCGACGCCCTCTTCCGCTCGCGGGCCATCGTGTGCGACCGGCACTACTTCCCGCTCTCGGCGCTGTCCGGCTACGGGCACGGGAGCGACGACTTCGACGAGCTGCCGGAGGACGACCTGCGCCGCGCGCGCCAGGCGGCCACGGAAGTGTTCGAGGAGGCGGCGCACCGCGCCTTCGTCCGGCGCATCGGGCGCGTCTCCGACTTCGGGGGCGACGGGCTGCTGAGCGCGGGCATCGATCCCATCCGCGAGGTGCTCACGCCGGGCTACCGACAGGCGGGCTACTCGCTGATCGAGCGCGACGGCCGCTGCGGCCGCGCGTTCCCCTGCGAGGTGGAGTTCGTCTACGGCCGCGACGAGGTGCCCGCCGAGGTGTCCCGCGCGGTCCTGGAGCTGGCGGCGTACACGCTGCGCCCGTCGAACCGCCCCGTCGGCGCCACGGGCGAGAGCACGGACGCCGGCGGCTACATCCACTTCATCACGGCCGGGCGCGACGGGGCGACCGCCGTCCCGGAGGTGAACGCGGCCATCGAGATGTTCGGCCGAGGGGAGGCCTGCGTATGGTAGAGGGCGCCAAGAGCATCATCTTTCCGGTGCGGGAGGCCAAGGAGGCCATAGGGCGCCGCATGGAGGCGGTCTTCTCGCCCGGCGTCCTCGGGCGGCTCTACCCGGGCGTCAAGGTGCCGGAGGCCTCCGAGGGCTTCCCTGTCAACGAGCCTCCCTTCTACGTGGCGTGGGACGAGATCGCCGACGCCGGCAGCGTGTCGGGCGCCGTGACCATGGGGCACCCGGAGGTGTCCTTCGACCTCCACGTGTGGCTGTTCGCGCAGCACCGCGAGAAGAAGGTGGCGGCGGACACGGCGATCGCCTACGCCGACGTGGCCCTGGCGGCCCTCGCGGCCGACCAGACGCTCAACCGCACCGTCGACACGGCGGTGCCGTCGATAACCAACGCCGGGACGGCGGCCGACTCCTCGAAGCGCTACATGGCGTCCGTGGAGATAACCGTGAGCTGCTCCGTGGCCTCGGCCTGCTCGGCAGAGATCAAGGAGGCAGTCGATGCGGCTAATCGCAGTCTGTGACTTCACGGCGTGCACGGGAGCGCGCCGCTACGGCATGAAGAAGGGCCAGCGCTTCGACGGCCCGGAGATCGACGGCGAGCGCCTCGCCCGCCAGGGACTGGTCGCGGAGGAGAAGCCCCGCGCCACGAGAAAGGAAAAGACGGATGATTAACGTCTCCATCGGCCTCATCGGGGCCGCCCTCCAAACCGACAAGGACACGCCGGCGACCGCGCCGACGTTCACCCACGGGCTCACCGGCGGCAAGGTCGCCAACCTGGAGCGCAGCATCGAGAGCGCGAGCGTCTCGTGCGGCGTGCGCGCCGGCACCGACTCCTACGTGGCGTCCATCGCGTCCGGCCTCGACTTCGACACCTACGGCTACGCCGACGTGCTGCCGCTGTACCTCTACGGGTGCCTGGGGGCCATCGCCTCGAAGGCGGCGACGAAGGCCGGGTTCTACGAGCACACCGTCACCCTGGGCGACACGCTGCCCTACCTCACGTTCTGGGGGCGCATCGGCAGCGAGTACACGCGCACCGACGGGTGCAAGGTCGACCAGATCGAGATGGAATTCGAGGGAAACAAGCCGGTCAGCTTCGGCGTCACGGCCATCGGCATGGCGACGCTCCTCGGCCTGGAGTCCATTCCCGGCGCCGGCGACCCCTCGTGCTTCGACGGCTACTTCGTCCCGACGAACGGAACGTTCAAGCTGGACACCTCGTCCGACACGCCCACCGACGCCCCCGTCATCAGCGGCGCGCTCACGCTGGCAAACTCCTGCAGCACCGCGCCTCTGGCCGGGCAGATCTCGCCCGGCTCGGTGGACGAGGGCAAGCTCACCTCCTCCGGCAACGTCAAGGTGCGCCCGGACGACCTGTCCCTCTACAAGGCCATGATCACCGGCAGCCCCACGGGCACCGTGCCCACCGGCAAGATCGTCTACGGCTCCTTCGAGTGGGAGTTCACCCATTCCAAGGATGCCGACTACAAGATGACCGTGAAGGCGACCCACGTCCCGTTCACCGCCGAGTTCCCCGAGGTGAGCCCGGACGGCGGCAGCGCGGAGGTCCAGTTCGACTTCGCGGACATCGGCATCGACTCGCGCGGGGGCAGCCCCGTGGAGATAACCGTGACGAACGCCACGGAGAGCTACATCTAGGAAGAGAAAGGAAACGGGAAATGAAGAACTACGGACTGGCGCGCAAGATCAGCGTCTGCGACCTCTCCAACGGCGAGGAGACGGAGTTCATCGCGTCGCCGGCGGCCTACCTGCAGGCGAAGCTCTGGTGCGGGAAGCACCTCAAGGGCGTCGACGAGGACACGGTGGCCGTCTACGAGAACTACGCGTGGATGTACCACGGTGCCAAGCTGGCCGGCAAGGCCGATGAGCTGGGGCTGCCGCCCGAGCTCACGCGCGAGGGGATCGAGGAGCTGTCCGGCCGCCTCACGTTCTACCTCGACAACGTGCAGGAGGATGACATCCCTTTGGCGACGAAGGGTGGAGCGTCGAAGAAGAAATAGCGGCGCTCGCCAGAATTTCCGGGCAGAGCCTCTACGGGCTCTGCCTGGCGCTTGAGAAGTACCCGGACGTCTACATGGCATTCCGCGACCTGCACACGGGGCAGGGAGAGCCGCGCGGGGAGTCGTTCCACAGTCGCCGGGAGAGGACCCGTGATCAGAGGATCAGAAGGCTCGCGCATTGAACTCCGAAGTTGTCTATATGAGATCAGGCCCCTACGGCAACTTCGTCGTGCAGATGGAGGGCCTGGACGTGCTCATGCGGGCCTTCGCCCAGTCGGACAAGGCTGCCCAGCAGGGCATCAAGAGCGGACTCGAGCGCGCGGGCCGGCCGGTGCTGGCGTCCGCCCGCGCGAACGCCCGCCGCATCGCCGACGACGGCACCTTCGCGGCCAGGATGTCGATCCGCTTCCGCGCCAACGCTTCGCGCATGGTGCTCTACAACAGCGACCCCGCCGCCGGCGTCAAGGAGTTCGCCAGGCGCGGGGCCAGGACCATCACATCGAAGGGAACGCCGCGGGCCGACGCGCGCCTGCGCATGAGGTCGGGCGTCGGCGTCCCGCGCCGCGCCGACGCGCCGCGCGCCATGATCCCCGCCGTGAACTCCAACATCGACACGACCCGCGCCCTCATCGACGCCGAGGTGGCGCGCGCATTCGAGGCGATCTTCCGTGGCTAAGTCATCGGTGACCATAGCCATCTCCGGCTCCTACAACGGACGCGCCATGGCCAAGGCCGAGGAGGACCTGCGGCGCCTGCGCGTGCGGACGGCCTCCGAGATGGGCGGCGCCGCCGGCGCCATCACGGACTTCGGCGGCAAGCTCGGCGAGGCGGGCGGCAAGGTCCACAACTTCGGATACGGCATGGAACAGGTGGGCTCCAAGGCGACCCGCACCCTCACGGTGCCCATAGCGGCGGCCGCCGCCGCGTGCGGCGCCGCTGCGATCGAGATCGACACCTCGCTCACCAGCGTGCGCAAGACCGTCGACGGCACGGAGGAGCAGTACAACCAGCTCAAAGAGGCGGCCATCGAGTTCAGCAAGACGAACGCCGTCAGCGCCTCTCAGATCCTCGACATCCAGGCCCTGGGCGCCCAGCTGGGCTACAGCATCGACGAGCTGCAGGAGTTCGGCGAGGTCGTCTCCGGTTTGGACATCGCAACCAACATGAGCGCGGAGGAGGCCGCCACCGAGCTGGCCCAGTTCGCCAACATCATGGGGATGTCGCACGACCAGACGCGCAACTTCGGCTCGACCATCGTGGAGCTGGGCAACAACTTCGCGACGACGGAGGCCGACATCTCGCACATGGCCATGCGAATCGCCGGTGCCGGCAAGTCCATCGGGCTCACCGAATCCGACGTGCTGGGCCTGGCCACGGCTCTGTCGTCCATGGGCATCGAGGCCGAGGCCGGCGGCACGGCCATCTCCACCATCATGTCTAACATCGACAAGGCCGTGGCGACGAACGCCGGCTCGGTCAAGACGTGGGCGCAGACGGCGAACATGTCGGCTGACGAGTTCACGGCCGCCTGGGGCGACGACGCCGTGGGCGCGCTCTCGGCGGTGCTCGTGGGCATGGACAGCGCGACGGCCGCCGGCGGCAACATGAGCCAGATGCTCGAGGATCTCGGCATCGACTCCATCCGCCAGACCGATACGATGAAGCGCCTCGCCAACAACTCCGAGTTTCTGGGAAAGGCTGTGGAGACGGCCAACCGGGCTTGGGGCGAGAACAGCGCTCTGCAGGCGGAGGTGGACAACCGCAACCAGTCCATGGCGGCGCGTTTCGAGATGCTGAAGAACAAGGTCACGGCCGTGGCCGAGAAGGTCGGAACCCCGCTGGTGAACGCGGCGCTGGAGTTCGTGGATGCCGCCGAGCCGGTGCTGGACGTCGTGTCCGATGCCGCCGAGGCGTTCGCGGATATGGACGAGGAGGACCAGAAGATGGTCGTCGGCCTCGTGGCCGCCGCTGCCGCCTTCGGACCCGCGGCGATCGGCTGCGGAAAGGTCGTCCAGGCCATCGGCACCCTGACGACGAAAGTCGGCAAGGGCGTCCAGACCTTCGGCGGGTTCGTCGGGAGCCTTCGGGGGACGAAGGCCGCCGCCGACGAGGGCGCGGCCGGCATGAAGGACGCCGCGGCCGCCGCCCGCAGCTACGAGGGCGGTGCGAGGGGCGCCTCGACGGCCTCCAACCTCGCCACGAGGGCGACGCAGGCCCTCACCGGGGCAATGAAGGCGACCGCGGTCGGGCTGGTCATCGGCCTCGTCGCCGACCTGGTGGGCCAGTTCCAGGCCTACTGCGAGCACGAGAAGCTTGTGGAGGAGGCGACGGGCGGGCTCACATCGGCCCTCACGGCGACGGCAGATGCCGCCGGGGACGCGTCCCCGGCGGTGGAGTCCATGGGCGATGCCGTCGAGGGCGCTACCATGAGCGCCGAGGAGTGCCTGCGGGCCCAGGCCGACCTGGCGGGCGAGATCCGCGAGAGCTGGGGCGGCGTCAAGTCCGATGCCGCCATGGTGGACCGCTACGCCGACACCATCGAGCGGCTGACCTCGAAGTACGGCGAGAACGGCGAGAAGGCGCAGCTTTCGGCCCGCGAGCAGGCCGAGCTCAAGGCGGCCGTGGAGGGCCTGAACGGCGCCACGGAGTCCAACTACGAGATAACCGACCTGGCCACGGGGCAGCTGTCCGAGTCCATCGACGTTATCCGAAGGAACGCCAAGGCCTGGGAGGACAACGCCAAGGCCCAGGCCGCGCAGGCCGCCCTGGAGGGCGTCTACCAGCAGCAGATGGAGGTCAAGCGCCAGCTGGAGGAGACCAACAGGGCCCTGGCCGAGTCCGAGGAGGGCGTGGGCCTGTGGATCGGCGAGTTCCCCGTCGTGGCCGACGAGGCTTCGGTCAAATACCAGGAGCTGACGCAGCAGAAGGCGGACCTGGAGGCCCAGACCGCTTCGCTCAACGAGTCGGAGCAGTACTTCCTCGACCAGATGGGCAACGTGGTCCAGGAGGCGCCGGCGGCCGCCGAGGCGACCGACGAGATGGCGGTCGCCATGGACGAATCGGCGGCCTCGACTGACGGGGCCACGGAGTCGATGGGCGCCCTCGTCGACATCTCGGAGGAGTACCTTAAGAAGGTGCAGGACGCAGTGGAGGAGAGCCCCTCCCTGCGGGACGCCATGGCCGAGAACGGCTGGAGCGTGGAGCTCCTCGCCGCCAAGCTCCAGAACGCGGGCATCAAGGCATCCGACCTCGCCTCCTCCATCGAGGAGCTCTCCTCGAAGACCTGCAACGAGTTCGAGAAGATCGAATTCGCATCGGGAACGTCCCTCGACGCCATGCTGGAGACGCTGACCTACAACACCGACGCCACCAGGAACTGGTCGGAGAACGTGGCGGCGCTCTACGAGACCGCCGGTAACGACTCCGAGCGAAACTACATCAGGCACATCGCCGACATGGGCGTCGAGTACGCGCCTATCGTGCAGCAGCTCCTGGACGACTCGTCCGGAAAGCTGAGCCAGCTCGCCACCCAGTGGGACGAGGCGACGTCCACCGCGTCGAACGCCGTGATAAGCAACGCCGGCCTGTTCTCCGACGGCATCGTGGAGCAGATCGAAGAGGCCCAGCCCGAGGTGTACGACGCCTCCTGCGAGATGGGCGGCCAGATACCGGCGGGCACCGCCCAGGGCATCGCGGACGGCGAAGGGATAACGCACGAGTCAGTGAAGAACGTCGCCGATTCCGTGCTCGGCTTCTTCAGGGAGGCGTTCGAGATCAACTCCCCGTCGAAGGCCACCGAGCGCATGGGGCACGACCTGGACGCCGGCCTGGGCGTCGGCATCACCGGGGGCACCGGCGAGCCGCAGAGCGCCATGGAGGCCATGGGCCGCGCGGTGCTGGGCAAGCTGTCCTTCCTCGCCCCGTCGGCCCGGAACACGGGCTCGTCGGCGGGCCAGTCGCTGGCTGGCGGCCTGTCGTCGAAGTACTCGGCCGCCTCCACGGCGGGCGCGGGACTCGCGTCGTCGGCCAAGGGCGGCCTGTCCGGGGCGCCGGGGCAGTTCAACGCGGTCGGCGCCACTGCCGCCGGCAGCTTCTCGCGGGGCATCGGATCGGCGAGCGCCTACAGCGCCGGCAGCGGCCTGGCGCGCACGGGCAAGCAGGGACTGGAGTCGGTGAGCGCGTCCGGCGCCGGGCGCGACTTCGCCCAGGGCTTCGGCAGCGGCATGCGCGGCGTCGACATCTGGGGCGCGGCCTACAACGTTGGCATGAGCGCGCTGGGCGCCATCAAGAGCGCCCTGGGCATCCACTCGCCCTCGCGCGAGGCCATGGCCGTGGGCGAGTTCTTCGGCGAGGGCGCGATCCTCGGCATGGAGAAGACCGTCGCGGGCATCGAGGCCGAGGCCGACAAGATGAGCCGCGCCATGGAGCTCAACCCCGAGCCCGTCTCGGCGCCGCAGCCGGCGCCGATCCGTACCGGTTCCGCCAGCGCCGCCAATGCAACGGCCGCGGCTGCTCCAGCGCGCCCGATCGTGCTGAACGTGACGATCAACGTGACGGCCCAGTCCGCCGAGGAGGGCCGCCAGGCGGGGAAGAGCATCGGAGAGGAGCTCTACAACGAGCTCGTGAGACTAGAGAGGGCTAGCGGGAGATGAGGATGAACTACGGCAGGGCCGGCTGCACCGGCCTGACCTACGACGGGCACAGACTGTCGGACGTGTTCCAGATCGCGGACGTGCAGATACCCCTGCTGCCGACCATTTCGGCCGTTTCGCGCTCCCTCGCGCAGCGGACCGGCGAGTACTTCGCCAGCCGCAAGGTCGGCACGCGGGAGATAACGATCAAGCTGCGCCTCGACGCCGGTAGCCGGTCTCCGGAGGACATCTACGCCGCGCTGCGGCACGCCGCGGCCATGTTCAACGTGCCCGACCCGCGGCCGCTGTCGTTCGGCGACGGGCTCTACACCAACGCGATCCTGGTGGGCGACACGGCCATCGAGGACGTTGCGACCTACGGCGAGGTGGAGCTGGCCATGCTCTGCCACGACCCGTTCTTCTACGGGGACGAGCACGAGATCGCCCTGGCGGGCGAGACCTCCTTTGCGGTCGTGGGCGAGGAGTGCTGGCCCGTCATCGAGTGCACGGCCACCGGCGCCGCCGTGACGGTCACGAACGCGGTCACCGGCGAGTTCGTGCGCGTCCCGTGCGCCAGCGGCAACCGGGTGGTCATCGACATGGGCCGCCAGCGCGCCGAGCGCAACGGGGAGTTCGCGCCCGTCGACCTCATGTCCGACTGGTGGAGCGTGTCGGGCGATGCCCGCGTGTCGGTGTCGGGCGCCACGGCGACCCTGCGGTACCGGGAGCGCTGGCTATGACGTGGTTCGCCGTTTTCGATAGGTGGGGCAAGCAGATCGGCTCGCTCCCCGACGTCATCGAGGCCGTCCACAAGGACGAGGCGAACGGCGAGGACAGCCTCACGCTCATGCTGCCGGAGTGTCGTCTGTCCAAGGGGCAGCGCATCGTCTGGCGCGACGAGTGGGGCGAGTTCCACGAGCACACCGTGGCCAAGGTGACCGACGTGCACGCCGGCGGCGAGCTGTACGCGGCGGTCTACTGCGAGAACTCCATCGCGGAGCTGTACGCCGACTACATCGAGGATCTCCGGCCCTACAAGACGACCGCCTACCAGGCCCTGCAGAAGGCCCTCTCGCCGTCGCGGTGGGCCGTCGGGACGGTGGACGTCCTGGGAACGTCGTCGGCCAGCTTCTACCACATATCAAGCCGCGAGGCGGTGGCCGAGGTCGTGTCGAACTGGGGTGGGGAGTGGTCCGTCTCCATCGCCGTGTCCGGGTGCGAGGTCGCCTCGCGCGCCGTGAACCTCCTGACGCGGCGCGGCGCCGACAACGGAAAGCGGTTCGAATGGTCGAAGGATCTGGAGTCCATCGAGCGCGAGGTGGCGCAGGACGACGTGTGCACGGCCCTCTACGGCTACGGGAAGGGCGTCGAGACCTACGACGAGGACGGCAGCGCCACGGGCGGCTTCTCGCGCAAGATCACTTTCGGCTCCATCAACGGGGGCCGCGACTGGGTGGGCGACGAGGACGCCAAGCTGCGCTGGGGCGTGCCCGACGGGCACGGCGGCGTCAAGCACGCCTTCGGCAAGGCCGAGTTCCCCGAGTGCGAGGACCCGGCGGAGCTGAAGCGGCTCACCGAGGAGGAGCTTGAGCGCCGCAAGGTGCCGCAGGTGACGTACTCGGCCAACGTCGTGAGCCTCGCCGATGCGGGGCTGGAATGGGAGGACTGCCGAACCGGCGACACGGTGGCCATAGTCGACCGCGAGCTCGGCGAGCGGCTCTCGGGGCGCGTGCTGTGCGTGGAGCGCTACCTGTTCTGTGAGGCGGCGACGGCTATCACCCTGGGCAACATCGCGCCCACCATCGGATCCGTGCTCTCCGGTCAGGCGGCCGACCTCAAATGGCTCCGCGATCGCGCCGCTGGATGGGACGGTGCCGCCGGTCTCTCCGAGAGCTACATCAACGCCGTCATCGCCTCGCTCAACAACACCATGAACGAGACCGGCGGCTACACTTACTACAAGCCGGGGGAGGGCATCACCACCTACGACCGGCCCGAGGGCCAGAACCCGACCATGGCGATCCAGATCAAGGGCGCCGGCTTCCGCATCGCCAACAGCAAGAAGAGCAACGGCGAGTGGAACTGGCGCACGTTCGGAACCGGGGCCGGGTTCACGGCCGATCTCATCACAGCCGGCAAGATCGTCGGCGGCGCCAATGCCTGGAACCTCTCGACCGGCGACCTGCAGTTCAAGCAGGGCGGCATCACGGCGGAGAACGGCTCGCACTGGAACCTGGACTCGGGCGAGTTCCAGACGGTGTTCGTGCTGAACGCGAACGCGGGCAGCTACCGGGGGACGAACTACACCCGCTACACGGAGAGCGTGATCGCGGTGGAGATGTCCGAGGCGACTGCCTTCGGCATCTACCGTGGCACCCGCTACCGGTACGCCTATGACGACGGCAACGTGACGTACAGCGCCGTCACCGGCAAGAGCTTCATCGGCGGCCTGACCGTCAACGGGTCGAGCGTGTACCTGCGCGCCACCCGCGCCGGCACATCGGATTCCCTGTACATCACGACGGGCACGACGCAGGCGGGCAACCCGGGCGCCAGCTTCGTCAACAGCCACGGGAACTACTGCGACATCGAGGCGCTACGGGCCGTGGACGACACCTCCGGGCGCACGACCGGCGTCGGCATGGCCTGCTTCGACAAGCCCTTCATCCAGGCGAGCACGTACTACAACCAGGTGTGGCTCTACCCGCCCATCTACTCGCAGACCTACCTGCAGCAGCCGGCGACGCAGCTGTACCTGAAGAACGGCACGCGCGCGGTGCTGCAGATGAACGACACCAACGCCATCGACATGTCCGGCGGCGTGCTCGAGGAGAAGGCGAGCGGCCACATCTCCCTCAAGGCGCCGCGCATGGCGGTCGGCACCGTGCCGGGCGGCGCGGGTACCTACGCCGTGACGGGGACCTTCCCCGTCGTGACGAGCATCGCCGCCAAATCGGGCGGCGGCATCGAGTGGGAGTACGGGTCGGTGAACATAACGAACGGGGTGATCACATCATGGCCGAAATAGCGAGCATCTCCAAGGTGGTGCGTCCGATCGTGCTGCCCGACGGAACGCAGGACGAGGTGACGGAGGAGATCGTCGAGCTCGTGAGCCACGCGAAGAAAGGCGGGGCCGATTTCGCGCCGGCGCAGGAGACCGACGAGATATTCCGCGCGCTGCTGGCGCTCATCGAGGAGTCGATGGCGCCGGCGCTGGCGCTCGTGCCGGGGAGGTACAGGCAGGGGATCGAGGATGCCCTGGACAAGGTGAAGGGATTGATCAATGGCGAAGAAGTTTAACGTCGACGAATGGGCGCTCAAGAAGGTGCGCCTGGACATGGCCGACCAGTTCGTGCCGGACGTGCTCATCGGAAACGCCGCCGACGCCGACGGGCGCGGCATCCTGCTGCAGGTGACGATCGGCGGCGAGGTGGCCGATTTGACGGGGCTGCCCGTGTGCCTGGCGTGGAGCCACCAGAACGGAAACCAGGACCTGACGCGCTTCACGGCCGTGGACGCCTCCAAGGGGCTTTTCAAGCTGTACTACCCGCCGGCCATGATGTACCCGGGCGATGTGACGGCCCGCGTGTCCATTTTCGCCGGAGACGAGTCGCCCATCACGGGGAGCCGCGACTTCACCATCCACGTCGAGCGCAACCCGATCGACGAGGACCGCGCCCTATCGGACGAGAGCTTCAGCGAATTCAAAGAGGCCGCCGCCCTGCTTTATTCGACCAACAGCCGCCTTGAGGAGGCCGAGGAGGCGCGCCAGATCGCCGAGACGGCCCGCAACACGGCGGAGGAGCTGCGCAAGCAACATGAGAATGCCAGGGTGTCGGCGGAGAACGAGCGCCTGGCTGCCGAGCTGGAGCGGGACGCCGCCGAGCTGGAGCGCCTGGCCGCCGAGGCCGAGCGCGAGGCCGCGGAGGAGGACCGGTCCCTGGCCGAGCTCGACCGCGTGGAGGCCGAGGCGTACCGCGCCGCCACATTCGCCGAGATCGAGCAGCGCTCCAAGGGATGGCTGCGCTACTACTGCGCCGATGATGAGTGGGACACATCGACTCGCGAGCCCGTCATCGCGACCCCCGACACCTCGACGCTCTACTTCGTGCCCGAGGAGTTCCCGAGCGATGACGGCCAGTGGGTCGAGTGGATGTGGGACGCCCAGGGCAGCCGATGGGAAAAGCTCGGCACGAGCCAGGCTACCTTCGAGCCCATCACCGCCGACCAGATGGATGCCATAGTCGCCGGCACCGACACCGACGAGAGCGGCAGCGAGGTCATGACCCGCTGGGGGCTGCGCTACTGGCTGACGAAGCTGCGCGGCGTTTTCGCGGCGCTGGTGCACACCCACAGCGCCTCCGACATCACCAGCGGCACCTTCGGAACCGCGAGAATCGCCGACGGCGCCGTGACCAAGGACAAACTCGAAAAAACCCTCGGGGATTCGCTGTCCCAAGCTGCGTACCACTCTGAAACACCGTCGGCTGTAAGCGATTTGAACAATCATCTCGAAGGCGTTGCTGTCTACAACAACCAGACCGCGAATACTCCGGTCGCGAACTCTTACGGACTGTGCGTGTGCTTCGCCAACGTCCCTGGATCGATGGCAGCACAGGGGCGCTGGGTGACGCAGCTCGCGCTCCCGACGACCGGCTATCCGATGTGGAGACGCAAGACCAACCAAAGCGACTGGACTCAGTGGCTTTACATGGCTCAATGATTCGCTGTCCCGATCACCGTTCGAGACGCAGACGATGGCCAAAGACCTGAACGACCACGAGCTGGGAGTTATAGCGTTCAGGGACAAAACCGAGAACATCCCAACGTTCGCGGGCTACGGAATCTGCATAGGCATCGGGGGAATGTCTTCGTGGCTCTGGCAAATCGCCATGTACACCACCAGCGCCGCGATCTACGTTCGCAGGAGGATCAACGACGAAAATTGGACGGCATGGGTCGCCCTATAGCCCGACAGCCACAAGAGACACCCATACCGCCGCGCTCGACGCGGACGAGCCTACCACCGTAACGTCGCAGCCCTGCACGTCATGGTTCGACACGCCCGCGTTCCACAGATGCGGATACGACGTTTCGACTGCGGCGACAATGGCCGGCTTCGCTGCGAATGGGTTGTCGAAACTGACGTGCAGGGTACCCTTGCCGGTATCGCCTAGGTCCACCCTCACCCTCGTGGCGAAAACTCGGGACAGCGAATCACCAAGTCAGCAATCGCTTCATTCCGAGCCACGACCCGTCTACCATCATGTTCACGGCGAGATAGGGAGAGCTGTCTGCTGGGTTGTATATGGCAAATCGAAGTTTCACATTGTCGGTCAAACTGAATTGCACGACGTCGCAGCTCGTGCTCATCCGGGACAGCGAATCACTCAGACGACACCGAGCGCCAGCTCGTCCACGCGTTGTTTACATATGACCTAATGAGCAGCGTATTTCCCCAGTTTGGCAAATAAAGCTGTGCTATCCACCCATTTGTTGCACGAGCCGTCAGACACACGCCATAGTCCCAGCCGTCTGGCCTATTGAGCGTTTGCATTGCGCACGCGCAGACGAGTCCGCTGACGTTGTTAAGGTCTACTGCTACTGACACTGAAGCCAATCGGGACAGCGAATATCAAATGGTGCGATACGTCCAGACACTATCGCTTTTAACGCCAATCGCGAGAGTTTTGTCTGCCTTGACGGTCAGTGAGGCCGCAGATCCGCCAGGGCCGGCGATCACCCATGCCTTGTCTTTGCTCGCTGCCAAAAACTCGATGGTTGAGGACCCGTCGAACGAGAGATGGGACAGCGAATGCCCGCTAAGGTTTGATATCCCACAGCTTCTTCCAGCTGCCCCCGGATTTTTCGTAAAGCGAAACGCCCGAAGTTTCGTGTATACGAAAGCCTAGGATTGTCCCATCTGCTTCGGTCACGTCTATGGCGAGTGTATGGCTTCCGTCGCTCTCCTTCTGCACGAACGGCAGACGGGACAGCGAATTACAAGGACAGCTGCGCCCAACTAGTCCATCCATCGTCGCTTACTTTTGCCCGATGGAACAATCTCGCGGTATCGTCGTAAATCTGGACGCCCCGGACGCCATCGTTCCAGGAGTGATTGATCAGGAGTCCCGCGTTGTTGTTAGGCTTATTTGAGCACGTCGGATGAACCCAGTAGATTCCCGATCTAATGTCGTCGTTGAGATCAACGCTTGCCAGCAGACCTCCTACCATGGCTCGGGACAGCGAATCATTGCAAGCTAACGTACCACTCGTAAGCTCCTGCTACGCCATTGTATCCACCTCGCCATACGCCAACTCCATTGATACTGATGGCAAGCGAATAAAGCGGCCCTGGTTGCGGGGACGGAAGCGGTAGTTCAACTGATTTTTATCGAGGTTGTTTTTTATTCTTTCAAGCAGGGACAGCGAATCGCTTAGGCGGCTTTGGGAACCTGTTCGGGCCATGCTGGGGTCAGGATTATGCCCTTGTACATGTCATCGCAGGTTTTGCCCAGCAGGCGCCGCGAAACCTTGCGTTGGGCCCTCGTGGCCGCGGCTCGGGTCATCGCGTAGTAGTAGCGGTAGCAGGTCTGCACGTTGGTGTGGCCGAGCATCGATGCCACGAGCTCGATGCCGACGCCCGACTGCGCCGCGATCGTCGCCCAGGTGTGGCGCAGATTGCGCATGGTGATCTTCGGCAGACGGTGAGTCTTGATCCACCGGGCGATGCGGTAGGATACCTGCTGCGGCGAGTAGTCGGCGATGATCCTCCCACGCGGACGGCCGCGATCGACCCATATCTGATGGAGCCTGTCGAGCGCCCAGGGAGGCAGGTACAGATCCCGCTCGCTCTTGACCGTCTTCGTCGGCCACTCCCGCAGCCCGTCGGATGCGAGCTGCAGCGTGGCCCGGATCGGCACCAAACCGGTGCGCCAGTTGATCTGCTCCCATCGCAGGGCGTAGCTCTCTCCGGGTCTCAAGCCGAGAGACGAGGACAGGATGAACGTCGCCTCGCACTCGCACCCAACCATGCCGCGGATCAGCCTCTTCAGTCGCCGATGGGTCAGCGTCTCGCAACGGTAGAGGGGCTGGCGGGGAAGCTCGATGCCGCGCGTGGGATCCGCCACATAGAGCCCCATTTATCGATGGCCCAACGAACGACTTGCCGGAGGCACTTGTAAGCTTTCTTGGCGCCGCCGGGGCCGCAAAGCTCCGGAAGACCGTCCACCCACTCCTGCACGGCGTCCTTCGTGATCTCCGAGATGGTCATGGCGCCCCACGCCGGCAGCACGTACAGCCTGATGCTCGACTCGTAGCCGTCCACGGTGTTGGTCCTCCGGCGCCGCCGCTTCTCGGGCAGGTAGTGCTCGGTCGCTATTTGGTCAATGGTCATCTGCAGAGTGCTCACTATGGCTCCGATCTCTAGATATCTCACGCCGGCGATATAGTCGGCGAAGAGAATCATGCCAGAGGAAGGACCCGTATGGAGGAGGCAGCTGTACATACGGCCGACGGCCTTGCTGCGGAGCCCATGCTGCTGGCTGTGGTGACGATTGCCGTGGCTCTCATCGTCGCGGCCGTGCTCATAGCCAGGGAGATGCGATCGGGCAAGGAGAAGCAGCTTGAGTTCGAGGCGCGCAGCAGCGAGGCCCAGCTGAATTTGCAGCGCGAGGTGGAATCGAAGCGTCTCGATCTCGAAGAAAAGCGCGAGCAGAGGAAGATCGAGGAGCAGCAGCACCGCGCCCAGACCGATGCCGAGATGATGGCGCTGCAGCGTCAGACGATCGAGGCGTCGAATCGGTCCACCGCCGCCATCGAGGCCATGAGCCGCCTCATGGACACGAACAACGCCCGACTCGATATGTCCCAGGAGCGCTCGCGTGTGATGGGTCAGCAGATGCAGGACGTGCACGCGACGGTGCACACGATCGACAACAACGTCCAGGAGATAGCGGATGCGCTCTTCAAATGAAAGGAGATCAGCAATGGAAGAGACGAATGACGCCGAGCCGATGGTAGAGCAGGAGAAGGTCGAGGAGGAGCGCCTTTCCGGCATCCTGCGCCTCGTGTTCCCACTCGTGCTCATCGTTCTCGTCGCTCTCATCGCGACGGGCGTCGTTGACGCCGACAGACTCGCGGCTGCGGTGACGTCGGTGCTCGCCATCTTCGGCCTGGTGGTCGCATGGTGGAAGGACAACAACATGACGCTCATGGCCATCATCCGCCATGCCGTCTGGAAAGAGGAGGAGTAGCATGAAGATCGCAATCGCCGGCGGCCACTCGAAGAAGGCGCCAGGAGCAAGCAAGTACCTAGACGAGTACCAGTGCGATCGCGCCTACGTGGCCAAGCTGATCTCAGCCCTGGCTGCAGCCGGACACACTGTGGTGAACTGCAGCAACGAGGAGGCAAGCCAAAACGCCGAGCTGGCCGAAGAGGTGCGCCTAGCCAACGCCAGCGGCGCCGACCTGTTCGTCGCGATCCACCTCAATGACGGCAGCGGCGATCCTGACAACAAACCAACTGGTACCGAGACGTGGATCTACGAGAAGACGAAGAGCGACCTGGCGAAGAGCGTCGCGAAGAAGATGTCGGCCAATGTTGCCGGCGCCCTCGGCATCCGTGATCGCGGAGCCAAGGGCGGCAACTTCTACGTCTTGCGCAAGACGACGATGCCGGCCGTACTGCTCGAGGTCTGCTTCGTGGACGACAAGGAGGACAAGGCGGCGTGGGACTCGACGTCCTGGGCCGATCTGACGAACGCCTTTGTGCAGGCTGTCGCGGGTAACGTCGTGCCGGCGAAGCCTTCTGCCGCGACGAAGCCGTCTGCCAACACGTCGGGCGCATCCGGCTCGAAAGTCGACGGCAAGTTCGGCGGCACTTACCGGTGCAACGCTTCGAAGCTGAATGTGCGCGACGCGCCGTCAACGAAGGCTGCCGTCGTTGCCTCCTATACGCGGGGGCAGACCGTGGTGCTCGATGATCGCTACACTATCGCCGAGGGCTACGTGTGGGGCCAGTACACCGCTTACAGCGGCAAGAAGCGCTACGTGGCCGTGGGCAAGCACACTGGCAAACCTGAGTCCGGTGACTATCTGTTGAAGGTATAGCCGGATTCGCAGATCTGCAAAAGCGGTCCTTCCGTGCAATAATTCGAATTAAGCACTCCGATCTTTAACCAGATCGGAGTGCTTTTCTATTGCGGAAAATCATGCAATAACGTGCAATATCTTAGGGGTTTTTAGGTGGTTTTAGGGGTAAAAAGAAACATCTGTACTATAGTTTCGATAAAATAAAAGCAGGTCAGAAATTGCTTCTGACCTGCGATTTCGTGGAGCCAACGAGCGGATTCGAACCGCTGACCTACGCATTACGAGCCAGGATTTCAAAACGCTGTTGACCTGCTTAAACTCCATAAATTTTTGCGACTGAATGCGCTAATGCGTCGTAGTTGCATCGGCATTCCTCGCCGATAAGCTCCACGAGGTTGTCGGCGATCATCGCAAGGGCACGGCGCTGGCGACTCATGTAGTTGCGCCCGCGGGTCGTTCCATCGTCGTGGCCCATGGCCAATGATACCACGGAATCGGGGCTCCCGGCCTCGGCCTGCATGTTGGAGTACATGCTGCGCATATCCCCGAAGCGCACGTACTCGACGCCGTTGCGCTCGCACCACTTGGCCCAGTTGCGCGACACGTGCTGCGGGTTCGCGAACCGAGACACCCTCACCTCGCCGTCGCGCACGCCCGGCGCCGGCACGATTGGGCTCCGCCCCGCCTTCTCGGCGGCGGCGAGCAGGATACCGGCGAAGGGCTCTGCGAACCACACCTCGCGCTCGCTGCTCTCGGTCTTGGTTCCCTTGAGCACCTTCTGCCCTCCCACCGTGACGATGGCGCGCTCCACGGTCACCACGGCGTAGCGCTCTCCGCGCAGTTCCTCCTCGCGGATGTCCGGACCCATGACGCCGCAGGCCTCCTCGTGGCGCATCCCGCCGACGATCTCCATGACGATCAGCGGGTAGTAGCGCGATCGGGAGACGGACGCCATCCAGGCCGGCAGCCCGCCCACGTCGATCACGTGCTTCTTCCGGCGGTTGCGCGGTTTCATCCGCACGCTGCGGTCCACCGGGTTCCAGGTCATCAGCCCTTCGCGCATGGCCATGTTGCACATCTTCTTCCAGAGCGAGTGGGCCGCGCGCTGCACCGAGGGCGCCTGGATGTCGGCGATCACCTCGCAGACGCGGTGGTAGTCGGTGTCGGCCACGCGGTCGCCGGCGATGCGCGGCTTCAGCTCTACGTCCCAAACGCGGTTGTAGCCGTGCCTGGTCTTCTCGGCCAGGCCGTCCATCGACGGTGCCACCACGCGGTTCCAGAACGTGCCCCAGGTGTCGAGGCGCTGCGTGCGGTAGTCGCCGATGCGCCGCCGCGCGAGCTCGATCTCCGCCTCGTCGCGGCTGCCGTGGATGACCTTCGACTTCTGCACCCGCTTGCCCGATGGGTCGATGCCGGCGTAGTAGTAGATCCGGTACTTGTTCTCGCCCATGCGCTGAATATGGCCGAAATGCGATCGCCCAGACATGGTACAATGCACCTGCCTTCCGTTTATTCGGTTGGTTGTTTCTTCGAAGCCTCGCGCAGGGTTGCCGCCCATATGCGCGGGGCTTTTATCTACTTTCCTCGCGGAGCTCTAGGCTTCTTCTTCCTCCTGGGCTGTGGGTCGCCTTCCTCTATGAATGTCTCCTTGCCGTCGATGTGCTCGAAAAGATCGTCGCTGATCTTTTGTCCCATGGGATCCAGGATGAAATCGATACCCTTCCTCCTGGCCGCCTTTGCCGCTGGAACGAAATCGCTGTCGCCGGAGATGAGGATGATCTGCCCCACGATCCCTTCATAGGCGAGTGATGAGATATCGATGCCCATCCTCATATCGACACCCTTCTGGACGAAGGATACGGCGAAATCCCGCTCCGTCAGATCCTCGACCCTCATCTTCCCCGAGCAGATGCGCTTCACGGTATCAGGCTTCATAGCGAAGTGAGAGTTGCTGTCCGACAGGCGACCGAGGCGCAGCGCCACCTTCCTCTGGCGCTTGAGTTCGTTGAAGAAGTCCAGCGACCACTGGTACGTCTCCTGTTTGCCGAAGTCTATATTGCCCTTGAGAGGGTGGTATACCGTCGTCTGAAGGGGAGGGCAGTCGTAATAGAAGATCCGGTACAGCTCGCGTGAACAGGGCCCGTCGGTCTTGTCCAGATGCTTGAACGTATAGCCGATGAGCTCTTCGGCTCTATCCCTGGGGGTCTTCTTCCCCCAGAGGCTTTTGGCTCTTCTTCGGTAGAACCCACCGTCGACCAGAATTGCTGTTTTCGTCATTGAGCCTCCAGAAAAACAAAGGCCCCGGCTTACGCGTTCCGCATATCGGTGCGGTGCTTATCGCCAAGGGCCGTATCAGACGACAGAGACGCAGAGATCATTTCTGTCTTGACATTAAAATAAAGCCTTTCAAGCGCTTAAGTCAACCCACGAACCAGTAAAATTTTCCAGTTTCCACCCAATTTCTTCCACTTTTGACCGAATATCTTCAATCTCTGATGCAGGATTCTGCTTACGCTACTCCCTCCATCGGCTCTTCAGCATTTCCCAGCCACGGGGCATCTTTGACGGTCAGAATAAGAGAACAAACACAATGAGCAGGAGAAGCACTATGACTCCAACCATGCAGCCTGCTCCGCAGCCGCCGCTCTCTTCCTCCTCTTGCTCTTTGTTTTCCGGTGCTTGTCTGATTTTCCCAAGGTAATTGGGGTCTTTCATCAGCCTCGCGTAGCAGTTGCGAGTGACCTTTGCATCCTCAAGAGCGTCGTGAGCTCTGAATTTGAACCCATAGTGATCGGCGCATTCGGAAAGCTTCATCCATTTGCAATCTTGCTTCCATTCGCTCCACTCGCCGTAAATCGACGAGAACTCTTTCATGACACAGAACGTTTCAACATGGTCCAGTGGGACGCCGGCTTGCTTCAAAAAACGAATGTCGAAATCGACATTGTAACCGACGATCTTCCTAGCATTTGCGAATACAGGGCCAAGCTCTGGTTCAAGGTCCATCAGGGTCTTCTTGTCCTTGACGTCTTTCCATGTGATGCCGTTTACCTCGGAGGCTTTCGGCCAGCGCCTGCGTTTTTCTGGTCTTATGTGGTCGTAGAAGACGGTTTCACCGTTTCCGTCGACGATAGCCAAGGAGATGATCTCGTCGTTGTATGGATCGAGCCCGGTAGTCTCGGCGTCGATGAAGAGAATTCGCTCGGGGTGGTTCATTTCGGGCTACTCCAATTCCTTCGGAGCCTGGTACCAGGTGATCACGCCCGGGATCTCCAAGCTATGCTCGCTATCACGCCTTATGATGATGTCCTCGTGATCGGGGTTGTGGCTCTCCGGCGAGAGGATCATGGTGTTGGCCGTCATGCGCAGCCGGCGCACGATGTAATCGCAGCCATCTACCGACGCCATCACGATGGAGTTGTCGCGCGGTTGCTTCTTTCTTGACACAATCAGGTCGCTGCCGACGGAGAACACCTTATCCATGCAGTCTCCCTCGCTGGATACCACGAACGAATCAGGATCCTCGTCTAAAAGGAACTGGGGGATCTGCACCATAGTAGACTCGTCGAATACCTCCGGCTCGGCGAAGACGCCCGCGTGAACCTTACCGAGTCTTGGCGCCAGCCCCATGGCCATGCCGACTGCAGGACGGGCGTTCTTTGGGAGAGAGGGCATAGTGCCATGCTCTTTGGCGGCGAGGCCGTAGTTTTCCGAAACTATGTCGTCCTCGCTCAAATTGAAATAGTCACAAATATTCTTAACGGCGTCCTTGCGAGGCGTCGAGCCCTTGCGCCACCCCGTAACCGCACCCGGAGTTACTTGAGCGATGCGCGCGAGATTGTCCTGCGTGATGTCGTACTTGACCAGCAAGGCATCTATATTCTCTGCTACTCCCATGGCCAACCCCATTCAAAATATCTAAACTGATTGCCACATTTTACCAAGTTTCTGAAATTTTTTCTCAATTTTCTATTTAGTTTTTCTAAACTCTATGATACGATGCTTTCGGCTTAGAAAGGAGGTGCTTATGCCGAAGGAGAGTTCTCTAAAGAGCTCCCAGTTTCGGGCAGCTCGCGGAGCGTCTGGGATGACTCTTAGCCAGATCAAAACCGCTGCTGGCGTTGGTTCTATCAATACATATACAGCGCACGAAGAAGATCCTGGCGACTTTCGCCTAAGCGAGATCGAGGGTATGTATCGCTGCATGGAGGAGCCAGCGAAGTCTCTTCTGCGGGATGCCGTCTGCGAAATTTTTTTGCCTATGTAATTTAGTTTTTCTAAATTACAACAAGAAGGGATGAAGGTCGATGCGAAAAAGACTTGTAGCGTGGGTGGTCTGTTTCGTGACCGCTGTGCTGGCCGCAGTCGTGGTGATCGCGATGTCCAGCGTGATCGGCGTCGGCGAGGGAACGATAGGTGATGCGGCCTTCATGCTCTCCCTCTGCTGCTTGCTCGGGCTCATCGACGTCGAGCAGCGGCTTTCGGAGGGACGGGAGGAGAAGGCGCCCAAGGCCATCGCCTGCCCCTACGGATACGGCCGGTGCGACGCCCGCCCTGGTGCCGCGAAGCCCCGCGGCTGCCACGGACACCGGAACACGGGCCCGCTGCCAGTCGTCAGGTTTCGGGATTCGGGGGAGGAGGTGAGGTGATGCGCGAAGTGAGGCAGATGGCGGTCGCGGCGCTAGTGGCGCTGGCTGTCGTCGTTATCGTGCTTATCGTCAGCCCTGTCATCGATGGCGGGGAAGGCTTCGCCCGGGAGAACGCAGTTATCGCGATCGCGGGGATGTGCCTGTTCAACTCGCTGTACGTCGCCCTGCGGGTAAACGACATCGGCGATGTCCTCGCCGATGCGGCTGCAGGTGGGAGCGACGAGGAGCAGGAGAAGATCCATGGCGAATCCGATCGCGAGCAGCACGACATCGCGCCTCGTTAGAGGCTTCCTATTCGTCCTATGTCTTCTGCGCATCACCATACGCTCAATATAAAAGGTGCGTGAGACGAGCGTAAGCCTGGCTCTCTGAACTGGGAATTGTTCGGGTATCGGAACGAGAAAGGAGGAATGATGGCAACTGCAGCCGCGGTGCAGCCGGTGTGCATCACGACGACGGCCCTGGCCGAGCAGCTGGGCACGCGCAGCGACAAGCTCATGGCGCTCGCCCGCCGCGCCGAGGATCCCCTGCCGGTGCGCTACCTGAAGGGCAAGACGCGCTACGGCTTCGTCGTCGTGCCGGAGCTCATGGAGTGGCTCGAGCGGAACTCGGAGGTACGGTCCGACTGGTGAGGTGGCGCCCGTGGGAGATCGAGTACTTGGAGGCCCACGCCGGGGACGGGGCCGAGGCCGTCGCGTCCCATTTGGGGCGGTCGGTGAACTCGGTGCAGGTCCAGGCGAGCCGGCTGCGCTTGTCGTTGCGGCGATCCTGGGAGTGCCCCCGGTGCGGCCGGGTTGTCCATTCGCCGCTCAACGGCGCGACGGGATGGTGCCTCAAGTGCCATGCCGCCGCCAGCCGCGACAAGGCGGCCGAGGCGAACCGGCGCGTGCGGGCCGAGCTGCAGGCCGAGGAATCGGCCGTGGCGGACATCAAGCGCGACCGCCAGAGGATCTACGCGGACACCAACCGCAAGCGGGCGAAGCTCCGCGAATTACGGAAATTCCGTGAATCATGAAAGGTAAATGAAAAGTCGATTTTTACGGAAGGGAAACGGAAATGAGCCAAATGAAAAGGGTGCGCCCAAGCCGGCAAGCAGCGCGCACCCAAGTGACAGAGGCCATGCGCCTCAAGCCGCGCCCCAGTGTACGCCAACTCGACGCGGGGCGCCAGCGTCTCCTCGCCGCAGTCAGTCGCCTGGCGCCCCGCGCGGGGGACGCGGCCGTGTTCTGCGCGGTCTCCGCCGCGAGCATCGCCCTGTTCGTCTGGGGCGCGCGATGAGCGCCGCCGAGGGCCGCACGGCCAACCGGGTGCAGGTGCCGGAGGGCGAGCAGGAACGGCGCGACTGCGCCTGCGCCCTGTGCATCGAGCTCGCCCGGGCGTTGCCGGAGGTGCGCGAGATATTCCGCAACCATGCCCGGCTGTTCCGCGAGAACGCGGAGCTGAAGCTGCAGCTGCACGAAGCGCGAGCCGAGAACGAGCGACTGCTCTCGCGCGCGGCGGACCTGCAGCAGCGCCTCGCAGCCAGGGAGCGCGGGTAGCCATGCGCGCCAGCGATTTCGCCAGGGTAGCCGAGGGCCAGATGCGCCTCGTGCAGTGCCCCCAGTGCGGCTGCTGGTTCCTCGCCGACGCCGCGTCCGAGGGCGAGGCCTGCCGTCCGTGCTACGAGGGGTGGAACCCCCCCCGAGGGAGGTGAGCCATGGGAGCCGCGGAATGCGGGGAGTTCGTCGATGAGCCCCGGTGCTTCGTCGTAGTCGTGAAGCAGAAGATCACCTGCGAGCAGGCCCAGGAGCTTGGCCGCGCCCTCGGGCGCGCCGGGTTCCAGGGCGACTTCCTCTCCGGCACCGCTGCCGACCTCCTCTGGAAGGAGAAGAACGGCAAGCGCGAGAAGAGGGAGGCGGTCTAGATGGCCTATGTGACGACCGATCGCCGCACCGGCAACTACCTGGTGCGCGCCTACGCCGGCATCCGCCCCGACACTGGGCGCCCCTTCAGCGTGAGCGAGACCCTGCCCGCCGCGGCCACCGAGGCCGAGATCGACGAGGCTCGCCGCCGCGTGGACGCCAGGGCCGCCGTCACCAAGGGCGACGCGGCGCTCATGACCGTGGGCACGCTGCTGGACTGGCACCTGGGCAACATGGAGGACGACGGGGCGAGCCCCACCACCATGAGCGCCTACCGGTCCTATCAGCGCCGCCACGTGGCGCCGCGCATCGGCTCGGTTCCGGTGGAGTCGGCCGACGCCGCCCTGTTCTCCCGGTTCTACCGCGAGCTGCGGCGCGACAGGGAGGCCGGCGGGGCGGGCCTGGCGGTGGCGACGGTGGAGAAGATCCACGCGATGCTCTCCGGCTGCTTCGTCAAGGCGGTGAGTGACGGTCTGCTGAAGGGCTCGCCCCTGGCGGGCGTGAAGGTGCCGCGCGGCAAGTCGCCGGAGGCGCGGCCACTGCTGCCGGCGGACCTCGGGCGACTCGTGGAATGGCTGGACGCCAAGCTGGCGATACCGCCGACGGACGACGAGTCCTTCGAGGCCTACGCCCTCGCCGTCATCGTGGCCACGGCCCACGGCACGGGGCTGCGCCGTGGCGAGCTTTCGGGACTGCGCCGCACGAGCCTGCGCTACGGCGCCGGCGGAGAAGAGCCGGAGGTGCTGCGCGTGAGCGAGAACGTGGTGTGGAAGCGCGGCGCCGGGTGGGTCTACAAGGATCCGAAGTCGGCCACGAGCAAGCGCAACGTGTCGCTGTCCCAGTCGCTTTCCGACATCCTGGCCATGTGGGAGTCCGTCTCCTTCGAGATTGTGTCGGCCGGGGCGGGACTCACCCCGGCCGACACCGATCCGCTGTTCTGCCATTTCGATGGCTCCATGTGGACGCCGACCGAGATCGCGGAGGGCTTCAAGGAGGTCTGCAGGAAGGCGGGGCTGCCTCCGTGGGTGCACCTGCACACGCTTCGGCACACCCATGCGACCTACCTGCTCGAGCACGGCGAGAACGTGCGGACGGTGCAGGAGCGGCTCGGCCACTCGGACGTGCGCACGACGCTCGGCACATACGGCCACGTGATGCCGGGGCGCGACGCCGAGGCCGCCCGCGCCTACGAGGAGGCGGCGCGCATCGTCGCGCAGCGCTCGCGCAGCGGCCACGGCCCGAGGTACGCCCCGAAATGCCCCCTATCGGGCAAAACGTGCGCCCGATTCGAGCGCCGGAAATTGGAAATGTAGTGCAAGGGAAAACGGGAAAGGAAATGGAAATGGAATGCCGAACGCCTCGCGTGCTGATCGAGCGCATCGAGCGCGAGAAGCAAGTCGTGGCATCCGACGAGTTCCGGGACGCAGTGGAGGCGGCCGCTGCCGACGTGTCGCTGCTGCCCCATTACCACGATCAACGCCAGCAGGCGGCAGCCTCGGCGAGCGACCTGTCCAAGAGGTTCGACGTCGGGTGGTTCCTCTGCGAGAAGCTCGTCCTTGACGGGGCGGGCGTCTTGAGGAGGGAGCCGGAGAATTGGTGGGAGGACGCCGGGCTGTGCGCGGTGAACGAGAGGGGGGAGAGATCGAATGAGTACACGGGCTTCATCCGGACCATCATCTAGCGGGCCGACGGCGCTGGTGACCGACTGGTACGAGCAGTGGATCGCCACCTACAAGGTCGGCGCGGTGCAGAAGGTTACGCTCGGCAAGTACCTCATGGCCCTCAAGCGCCTGCGCGAGATCGCGCCGGACCTTCGCCTAGCCGACCTCGACCGCATGGCCTACCAGCGCATCATCAACGCCTACGCCGCAGACCACGAGAAGGCCACCGTCACGGACTTCCACCACTGCCTGAAGGGCGCGCTGCTGGACGCCCTGGACGAGGGGCTTTTGGAGCGCGACCCGACCAGGAAGGTTGTGCTGAAGGGCAAGCCGCCCGGGAAGAAGAAGCAGAAGTACCTGAGCGTCTACGAGCTGCAGAGTCTTCTTCGGGTGCTGAAGCTGGACAGCGAGCACAACTGGGACTGGTGCATCCTCATCGCGGCGAAGACCGGGCTGCGCTTCGCGGAGGTGCTGGGGCTGACGCCGGCGGACTTCGACTTCGAGCGCCAGCTCCTCAACGTAGACAAGACGTGGGACTACAAGGGCGGCGGCGGGTTCAAGCCGACTAAGACCGGATCGTCGGTTCGCAAGGTCACCATCGACTGGCAGATGGTCGGGCGCCTGTCGGTGCTCACGAAGGATATGCCGCCCGACGATCCCATATTCGTGCCGAAGGACTGCACGATATACAACTCGACGGTCAACGGGGTCTTGGCTCGCCGGTGCAGGGAGGCGGAGGTGCCCGTCATCGGGTTCCACGGCCTGCGCCACACGCACGCATCGATGCTGCTGGCCTCCGGCGTGTCCATCGCCAGCGTGTCGAGAAGACTGGGCCATGCATCCATCGACATCACCCAGAAAGTGTATCTGCACATCGTGAAGGAGCTGGAGAGCAAGGACACGGACGCCATCATGCGCTCCATGGCCACGCTGCTCTGACGGAAAGGAGAAAGACATGGAAGAGGACAAAGATCGGCCGTGCACGTGGACTCGGCTGCACGACACGACGGGCCAGTGCCACTACGAGACGGAATGCGGAAAGCAGGTGTTCGCGCCCAGGCAGCTCGAGGCCGGAGACCCGGAGTACTGCTACGGCTGCGGCCGCCGCGTGGATCTCGCCGAGGACTGCAGCATTCGCTGACTGGGAAAGGAGCCGGAAATGGGAGAAACGAAGCAAGGGGAGTGGACGGCCCTCGTCCCCTTGAGCGCGGGCGAGGTGATCGAGATAGCTGTGGCGCTCGAACTCGCCGAGAAGGAAAACCTGATGCGGCCGCGATTTGCCCAGGAGTTCTACAGCCGCGCGAAGGCGGCGCTCCTGGAATCGCTCGCGTCGTCGCCGTGCAAAGAGTGCCAGGGCGAGGACTTCGGCGACTGCGCCGGCTGCGGCGACGTGCCCGCCAGCGCCGGCAACTACGAGTGGAACGCCGAGCCATCCGGGCGCGTGTTCGGGGGAGGTGCGGAGGATGCCTAGGCAGCGGATGATAAAGCCGGATTTCTTCGACTCCGGCAGCCTCGCCGAGTGCACGCGCGACGCGCGGCTCGTGTTCGTGGGGCTGTGGGTCATGGCCGACGACAAGGGAAATATGAAGTTCAACGAGCGCAAGCTGCAGAAACAGCTGTTCCCCTACGACGACCTGGATCCGCGCATGCTCATGGTGTGGCTCGCGGAGCTTGAGGACGTGGGGTGCATCAAGGCCTACGAGGCGCAGGGCGACGTGTGCATCAACGTGCCCAACTTCCTCACCTACCAGACCATCAAGAACCCCTCCAAGACGACCGTTCCGGAGCCGCCCGAGGGGCTCAAGGACGGCCCCCGCACCGACTATTTCACGAGCCGGAGTTATCAACTGTGGGGCATTACTAACCCACATATTCCACCCTGTTTCCCCAGTACTTTTTCCACAATCGGAAACAGTGTTTCCACAATCGGGAATGGGGTGGAAATGGAGGACGCCCCCACCACTTACCCACAATTAACCCCCAAAGTGCCGCCAAGTAAAGAAAGAAGTAAGGAAGTAATTTCTTCTTCTCCTTTTGGAGAAGAAGAAGAAATTACTCCTGGGAACGTTGAGGCCAGGCCAGATTTCCATGAGCCGGTGGAAAACCCGAACGCCTGCCCCGAGTGCGGATCCGAGGATCGAGTCGAGCCCAAGGGCGAGCACCTCATGGCCTGTCATGCGTGCGGCGCCGTGTGGGAGAGGGGGAGCGCCCATGCTGCGTGAGTTCATCGCCGAGGAGGATTTCATCGACCAGGCCGCCGTTTTCTGCGGGCGAGCGACCCCGATCGTTCGCTGCGGCGACTGCCGGTGGTTCAGGACGGGCAACCGCTGCAGCTTCTGCGAGTGGTGGCACCGCAAGGTTCCCCGCCACGGCTTCTGCCACCACGGCGCTCTGGTAGATGGGGAACGATGAGACGGCTCGGCAGGGCGTGCATCGCCGGGGCGCTTGTGATCGCGGCCGTCCTCGTGGCAGCGATCATCGACGAGCAGAGCAGGCTGATGTAGGGCCTGCGATCCAACGAAAGGAGACGAAAATGCATTTCACGGAAATCGGAGGCGAGACTATCGGCTACTTCGACCTGGAGGACATGGCGCCGTGCCGCGTGTGCGGTGTGGCCCCCGTGCTGAAGGAGAACCAGGGCCAGGCGACGCGCCTCGAATGCCCGCAGTGCGGCATCCGCACGCGCCAGAGCACGTCGGGAAGCTGCTACGGCGAGTGGAACGCCGTCATGGGCGGCCCGACCCGCGAGCAGATGATAGCCGCCCACATCGCCGGGGAGGAGCCCCCGCGCGCCGCTTTCCATCCGGCCATTCGGCCCTACGAGTGCGGCGACGCCCCCGAGGTGCGCCTCGCCTACCTTCGCGGCGTGATCCTGCAGGACAACTCGTTCAACTGCAACGGCCACTGCGTGTTCATCCGCGACGCCGGCAGCGCGGGCCCCGACAGCTGCGGCTCCGAAGACCTGTTCGTGGAGGTGGGGTAGATGGCCGCGGCGGCGAAGAGATCCCTGACGGCTTCGGACATCGAGTTCCTGGCTGCCCTGCGCGACGAGCTGGCGACCCAGGACTCGTGTGGAAACCGCGATCCGCGTTTCTGGACCGTGGTCGATCACTACGAGGAGCCGTGCTGGTCGGAGCAGGCGGAGTTCTGGGTGCTCGTTGATGACGATGGCGACGTTGTGGGGAAGGTAGACTACGAGATCGAATGCGAAGGGCTGGCATGCGTGCCCAGCCGTGACAAATCCAAGGTGGTCGAGGACACGCTGTTCCTCACGCTGCGCGAGTGCCGGGAGCATATCACAAGGAACCGGCACAACTACAAGAGCCCTCTGCCCTACGTCCAGACAGCCGTGCGGTCTCCGCAGTTCGAGCGCCTGATCGGCATCCTGCAGCAGATCGACTGGGAGTCCCTGGCCGAAGGAAGCGACGACGATGGCCGATAATCTTAAACCGTGCCCGTGGTGCGGGCACGCTCCCGAGGTGCACGAACTGGGTTTGTCCGTTGAGTGCGTCCATAAGGACGGAACACGAGAATCATACGATATGGTCGCGGCCGGCTGCGTCAACGATGAATGCCCCGTAATGCCCTGCTCCAAGGCATCTGTCTCCGCTGCCGAGGCTGCGGAAAAATGGAACACTCGCACCGCCGTCACCGATGAGCAGTTCGCCATGGCCGTCCATGACGGGCGGGTGTGGCAGGTGGAACGGGAGTGCCCGTGGGAAGTGGGTCGTCGCAAGGGCGACGACGGTACCCAGTATTTCACCGAGTGCGGCGCTGTCTACATCTTGGAAGATATCTATCGATATTGCCCGAACTGCGGCGGCAGGGTGGTAGCCACCTGTCACATGGTGCCGGTCTCCCTCTACGACGAGGAGGCCATCGACGGCATCGAGTGCGATGAGTGCGGATGGTCTGATATGCACGACTGGGACGATCCGATGCTCGATCGCTGCCCCGGATGCAAAAGGAAGGTGGTGGCGGAATGAGCGGGAGCAGGAGTCTCAAGAGCATCGCCATCGGCCTGGTGCGGGCCTACAACGACGAGGAGGTGGCGTTCAGGGACGAGGCCCGCGAGCTCGCGCGCTGGTTTGACGACCAGGGGGAGTACGACCTCGCGGCGCACGTCTTGGCGCAGTTCGGCGGGGCCGGCACGTTCTCCACGATGGAGATAGACCCTCTGCCCAAGGTTGCGCGCGACATGTACGCCACCATCGTCGCTCTCGCCGGGCCTGACAGCGCCGAGGCCAGGGGCTACCGCATCCGGCTCGCCAACTACATGAGGGACTTCGACCGGATGGGGAGGTCTAGATGATCGAGCCACTTGCAAAGGGAGACTCGGTGTCCGGGCCGTGGTACTGCCCTCATTGCGGCGAGAAGATAACGCCGATCACTGACCCGGATGAGTACGACTACGTTAGCTATATCGGGGAAGGCGGGGTGCTGACAGCAAACTGCTGGCACTGCGAGAAGCCGGTGACGGTCAGGTGCTTCTATGTTCCGGCGTACGAGGTGCTCTCGTGATGGAGCGTGGGGGTAACCGGCCTGCGCCATCGAGGCTCAAGGTCCTCGACAGCCGCGGGCGTGAGGTGGATGCCTGGAGGATGTGCTTCAGAAAATGCCGGTACCCGACTCGGGCCAGGGCCAAACGGGCCGCCAGGAAGCGCGGGCTGCACGTCTACCGGTGCCCGCTGTGCCGCCAGTGGCATTTGACATCAAGAAGATCGAGAAAGGAACGGAAATGACAATCAGCTACGACCAGGCGGTCGCCTACCTCGCAGAGGAGAGGGGAAGGGCCGCCGAAACGGCAAAGGCCTCGTACGATCCCATCGTCGAGGCGGCAATACAGGGTACTCGCCTCGGCATTTTTGCGGAGGGCGTCGCCTATGCCCTTGAAGTCCCGGTAGAGACATTCAAAGATGACGTGTTGAGGGCGGCAAAAGCCCATAGCTGTAGCGCAGTGGACGCGCAGCAGCGGGCGGGCGGCGACCGACCGTAAACGAACGATGACCTGCGGCGGCGCACGCACTGCGGGTCGCCGCCGCTTTGGAAATGTAATGCAAGGTTCACGCAAAGGAAGGAACGATCGACATGTCATTCGAGAATAACCTGTACGGGCTCAACGAGCGGCTCTTCGCGGAGATGGACCGGCTCAACGAGGTCGAGGGCGACGATCTGCAGGAGGAGATCGGGCGCGCCAAGGCGCTGCGCGAGCTCGGCCAGACCGTCATCGCCAACGGCAACCTGATGGTGAGCGCCGCCCGCGAGATGACCGCCCAGGGCGAGTCGGTCAAGGTGCCGAAGGGGCTCATCGGTGCCTAGCGGGGGGCCGGAGGCCGAGCAGGCGTGGCTCCGCGAGCATTACGCCGAGGGCACCATCTACGACACCCTGGACGCCTTCGAGGCGGAGTTCGGATGGCGGCCGGGCAAGCGCACGCTGTACATGAGGGCCCACGCCCTCGGCCTCAGGAAGCTCCGGCAGGACCCCGAGTTCCGGGGGCGGCGCGCCGAGACGATCATCCGCTGGTCTAACGAGCCCGAGATGGAGGCGTGGATGCTGGAGAACGACGGCGGCAGGCCGCACGAGGACGTGGCCGCCGCCTTCCACGAGCGATTCGGCATCTGGCTCACCAGGGGCCAGATCAACATCTTCCGCGCCCGCCACGGCCTGCAGACCAAAGCCGGCTGCGGAGGCCGCCCCGCGCGCCCCATCGGCTACGAGCGCAGAACCAAGGGAGGCATCCTCGTTAAGGTCGCCGAGAAGGCGACGGTGCCGATGAGCAAGGACAACTGGCGCTTCAAGCACCACATCGCCTACGAGGAGGCGTGGGGGCCGATACCCGAGGGATACGTGGTGATGGCCGTCGACGGCGACAGCTGCAACTGCGACCCCGGCAACCTCGTCGCGATGCCCCGCCGGACCATGGGCGCCGTCAACCAGCTGCGGGGCGAGGGCGCCGCGTGGGCGACCCGCGAGGAGTTCTTGGCCGTGGTCGCGGAGCGATCCCTCGAGGTGGCCATCAACGACGCCGAGAGCCGCGTTCCCAGGAAGTGCGCCGTGTGCGGCGCCGAGTTCGCCGAGACGGAGGAGCAGCGAAGGTACGGCGAGCGCGTTCAGACGTGCCCGGCCTGCATCGCTGTGGGTCATAGGGCCAAAGGCGACCGGGGCGACAAGGCCCCGACCGTCTGCGCCGTGTGCGGCAAGGTGTTCCCGCGGAGCCAGAAGAACCAGAGGAGGTGCCCGGAGTGCATAGCGAGAAGCCCGAAGAGGACGGCCGCCCGCCAGAGGGAGGAGGAGCGCCGAGGCCGCGAGTGAAGCGGTGCCCCTGCTGTATGAGGGCCAGGCCCGTCTCGAAGTTCGGCGAGAACCGGCTCACGGAGAGCGGCCTGGCCATCGTCTGCCTCGACTGCGCCCGCGAGGTGTTCAGGCGCGGGCGCAGGCTCTGGCCGTAGCGCAGCGGCCGCGCAGCGCGATCGAAAGAGAAGGAACGTAAAAGGCGGTGCCGATCTGGGCTCGAATGCCCTCCGGCTCCGCCTTCGCGCATTGGAAATGTGGTGCAATGGGATGGTATAATTAGACTATATACCAGAGGAAGGAGGAGCCATGGCCACACCGGCGCAGGTTGCGGCGACCGCCAAGTACATCAAGAACCACATGAGGCGGTTCACCATCCAGTTCCACAAGGACAACGAGGCCGACGTGATAGAGCACCTGGAGGCCCAGGAGAACGTTACCCAGTACATCAAGGGCCTGATCCGGGCCGACATGGAAGCGAAAAGAAATTAGGAAAAGTTGAAACAATCTATTGCGTACCTGTTGGATATATAATATAATACATACCAACAGGTAAGGAGAAAGGAGCCTTGCCGTGGAAGAAAAGGAGCAAGAGATGACCAAAGAGGAAATGCAGCGGTTCCTGATCAAGGAGGCGCAGCGCGGCAGCTCGGAGATCGAAGCCTACCGCAACCTCATGGAAATCCTCGGCATCGAGTTCCCCGAGATCGAGGATGAGAGGGAGGAGGAAGAGTAAAGGGAACGGGGCGGCCCGGGGATTCCCCGGGCCGGTGCTTTTTCAGGATACCACAACCACGCGCGAGCCGGGCGCAAGAGAGGACCAGACATGATGCAGTACTGCCCTCATTGCGGCGGCTCGCACCCGCGCGGCCAGCGCTGCCGCTGCCAGCCGCGCAAGCGCCGCCCCACGGCCGCCGACGCAACCCGCGCCGAGCGCGAGCCCTGGCGCAAGCGCTACAATGATGCCGAGTACCGGCGCGCTCGCCAGCGAGTCATGGAGGAGCAGCGCGGCCTGTGCAAGCGATGCGGCCGCGTGTGCGCCCGCAAGGTCGGCGGCCGCTGGATGTGCGCCGACTACGGCGGCGAGATACACCACGAGGACGCGCTGTGCGACGGCGGCGGCCACGACAGGCTGACGCTGCTGTGCAGGAGCTGCCACGCGATCGTCGACGCGCGCAGGAGACGCGCGAACTGACCCCCTAACCCCTCTGAAAATTCGGAGGGGGAATCTTCTTCAGAT